TAATCCCATGCAACAACTCTTCCATCCTGAGCAAACTTTTCAGCGTGCGACATTAACGCATCCCACTGTGGGGAAAATGCGTTTACGCCAACTGCTGATTCAGAAAGCTCAGGACACAATGACAAGATCCGGGCAATGGGCAAAAACCACTTTCTAATACCCATGCCAAGAGCAAGAGCAACTGCTTGAAAAACACGCACTTTCTCAGAATCTGCCTTAGTGGCTTCATCTTTAAGAGTTGCGGTCGTGACGGGATAAGCTCGCTCACCTCTCTCCCAACATTCAATACAGCGCTCATACTCTTCCAAAATATCATCATCCGGAATACGATCCTCGCAAAATTCACCCACCATCACGTAAGTGAACTTCCTCTTTTTTGCACCAAACAACGGATAACCGATGCTAGTGTTCATTGGAATTGCGTCAATGAATCGTTTTCCCGGAATACCCATGATGACCTCTTTCATTGTCAAAGGACGAACTTCTTCTTTCTTGTTCAATTCCTTGGCAAATTCCAATATTGGTTTCAACCAATCTTTACGCGCGCGCTGCAATAAAGCAGGCACAAACATCTCAGATGGATTGATAATGTGCTCCAATGTAGCGTTATAAGCCTTCCAATTAGGTCTTAAACGCGGAGCACCCCAACAATTTGAAACTTGAAAGAGCTCTTCAGCGTCCTTTCGAAGAATAGATGGTACAACCTTACTCTTTGCCTCCGCTCGTAAACGAGTGGAACCAAGAACATCAATTGCAGCATTTTCGTCCAATTCCTTAATAAATTTCGCATTAGGATGGACTTCCGCTGATTCAATAACACGCTTTCCATACTGCGTGTCAGGAATTTTCGTAGCGGCTGCTATTCCTCGAATTCCTGGCAAGCCAAGGAGCTTTTCTCGTAACTCCCTAGCTTGCCCCTGTGTCACCGTCATCATGACACCATACCTCTTCGTGGAGTTTCCCCCAATGTGAAAACCAGCAACAACTGGTTGTTTGCCTTCTGTCACAAGCATCGACATACACGTACCAGTCGTCGCTTTTGAAGTGGTATAGCATCCTCCTTTCATAGACAAATATTTGTGTCCATAATCGCCATGCTCAACTGTCATCTTTTCATGATGCAGTTTAGCGTCTTTGTCGCGCATCATCATGGTGCAAACTGATACACCAGTTGGTACTGACAAAGGCAAAAATTTCTTCAAATTGTCCGTAACGTCGGGACACCGCTCGACGAAACACTCCACCATGTCCAACCCTTTCAGGCACACAGCATTGTGATCTAATTGAGCGATGAACTTAAACTTGCTAGTTTTCTTGTCCTCTGAGCGGTATACCTCACCGCGAACATACTCAACAGGTTTTCCGTTCATGTCGGATTTTGGGTAAAAAATGTGCAATGGAAACCATACGTACCCTTTTTCCGGGTAAATAATGTTACATCCGGTTTCAGAACCATCAGAACGTGTAAAATGACACCATCCTTGGTTCTTCTCACCAGTCCTTAAAACATGTGCTGGAATTGCTCCAGTTACTGAGGATTCGGCTTTCCAACCGATCTGTTTCATCATGTATCCAAACCATCCAGGCTGATTTTCAATATCCTCAGGCGTTAACGCCGCTGGATCAGTCTTAAGACGGTTGTCGTTCCACATTTTAATAAGTTTTACTCCCAAAGCCAAAGTTGCTACAAAAAGCACTCCTTTGGGAAACTTACCATCGCGCACGCGCTTGGCGTATTCAGGTAAAGCATCACGTTTTGTTAAATACTCATTCTGAATTTGCTTCAATCGACTTTGGTGCCAAAAATATCCAAGCACCGCTGTCCCCCATAATGAAGCAATACCAGAGGCTCCGACAGTCTTATTTTTTCTGACAAGTCCATATCCAAACATGGATAATCCAATCATACTCACTAATCGCAGCGGTCGTTGGATGTCATAATAAGCTGCAGCACTCTGCCAAGCTAACACCGAACGTTGAAAGGTTGAAATCTTAAACAACCAATTCGGTGTAATTGCTACCAATAATGGCGTACCTTTATCGTTCATTTCTTGCTGTATTTCCTTAGCAAGTTGATTAGTCGCCATTTTGCGAATCGGTGAAAATCCAATGCACCAATTCACAAGGTCAACAGGTCGGGTCCACGATTTGACATAATTGTCTATCGCCTTTCTGGTAGCACCCACAGCAATTTCAGATATCACATCCATTGCATGCGGGTCTATTTCCTTCCGGACCTCACCCTTGACACATCTGCAATATTCAGGAAACTGTTTACAAGTACGGCAAAATTTCGCCTTTGCAGATTCCTTTGACTTTTTAATGAGTCCATCCTGTTCTTCCTTATGATCCTTGGAAAGTTGAATCACCACCTCCAAGTATTCACGCAAATGAAGCTTCTCACAATGGATAACACACCCGTCATCCATTCGTACATCCATAACTTTAAACTGATAACCAGCTTTTTCCTTACTGGATTCAAAAGTTTCAATTTCCTCTATCGTCAGTTCCCAAATGTCTTGAACTAACGAATCA